CCTTCATTCAGACCCTCATAAATTTTATTGATTGTATCTTGGCGAGTAGTCTTTGGCATGAACTGAAGAGTGAACAATGATGTCACCAGAGAACAGTTTTTGAACTCATAGTTGGTGACATTACCACGAACAAAATCTAGAATTGCCCAAGGATAGTCTTTACGGATCTCTTTGTATCTCTCATCCAAGTCATCATAGAACCCACCAGCAAGTTCAACACCTACATATTGAGTTTGTTTACGAGACTGATTATTGGCAAGGATCATCTTGGTCAGTTTACCAGTAGAACAACCCACATCAACGACTTTGGTATGATCTTCCACAAAGTATCGAGAGAACGATACAGTATCCTCCAGGAGGTTTGAGTAACCCCGAATAGATTTGTCGATATGATTATCGAAACCTTCTGGTGAATGTGCGAAAGAAAAGTCGTATGTCATTTTCCAACTCCGTAGTCTGGTGCTGCTTCTGTTTCAAGTTCACGAATCTCCTTTGCAGCTTCTTCAAGAGCAGATTCGATCTGTGTATCCAGTGTACCAATGGTTTCACGAATGTCAACAATACGTTGAGGGATACATGTTGGATCGTAAGTATATCCTTCCTGTTCTTTATATAGCACCTGGCGAATTGCAGCTGCTGTTCTTACATCAAGTTCAAGTTTAATCACAGGTCTCCCTCCTTACGGTTTTCAGAATAATGAACATCAAAGGTACCCTCAGGATACCGTGCCGACAGTTTCTCAACATTCATTTCAAGAACTTCATCAAATGATGTATCAAGTGCCATGAATGCTTGAGCAAGATACCAACAGATATCACCAAGTTCACGTTTCATATGAAACACATTTTCTTCAGTATATGGTTTACCCTGAAGGAAAATCTTTTTAACGACTTCAGTAAACTCACCAGATTCGGCAGTCAAACCAAATGCTGCTGTCATCAATTGTGTGACATTACAGTCATCCTTTACTTCAAGTTCAGAAAGACGTTGTGCAAGAGTAGGCCAATCAAGACTTGGTTGACTTGTAGTTTGACGAACAAACTCTACGTACTTTTCAGGATCAATCTTGCTATTAGAAATAGTCATGGGTTAAATGGTTCTTGTTGTGTATCGGGTAAAATTTGTTGAGGTGGTAACTCAGGGTCACCAGGCATTGTTGTATGAGAAACATCTACAGTCTCTTGGGGAGGAAAGTATATTTTAACATAGGTATAATCATATGCCCAGTTTCTATTACAGATTTCTTGAGCATGTTTTTCAGACCCACAATGACAATACCTATTACCTCTCGTATCTCTCACTTCAAAATAGTGAGCAGGTTCATTTATTACAAGTTTAGATTGTAATTCTCTTGTTGTAAGTCCCATATCAGAACTTAAATCCATCAAATGATTTTTTAGGTTTTTCATCATAAGTATACTCCTCTTCTTTCTTATTGTCAAGGAGATCATCCTGTGCATTCTGCTCACAGTCGTACAGTCTCATCTTAGCACGATCAATACCAACCACAAATCTCTTGTAGATACTAAGATCGTTGTATCTGTTCTTAAGTTGTTTTACAAGTATCTGTCCCAGGGATTCGAGCTCTTCAGTCGAAATAAGGGCAAACATAAGATCAGCAGTAGCAGGGAGTCCAAAGGACTCACTAGTATCAGTAAGCTCAACATCAGAGCTACCATAACCAGAACGAGTGGTCTGCGTGGCAGATACGATAGGGACGTTTGCTTCACAAGCCAATCCTCTAAGTTCTTCAGCAATAGACTTAATAATCGTATATGAATTAACATTGCTGCCTCCCCGATACCGAGAGGAAGCACAAATATTAAGGTAATCAATGAAAATAATGTCAGGCCTGAATGACTTCTTAAGGGCGAGTTCATTAAGAAGTGACTTAAAGTGTCCACTGTGTGCAGTCGCAGTAGGATATTCTTTGATGATAAGAGTTCCCTGAGTCTTCTGAGCAAGGTTTGTAACCTTCTTCTCGAAAGTCTGTTTAGGAAGTTCCGTTATCTCCTGAATATTTACATTAAGTAAGTTGGCGTCAATACGTTCTGCGATCTTCTCTTCTGCCATCTCACATGTGATATACAACACATTCTTGTTCTGAAGTAGGCAAGAAGATGCCATGTGACACATAAACAAAGACTTACCCACACCTGTACCAGCAAGAGCAATATTCAGAGTCTTATTAGGTAAACCACCTTTAGTAATCTTATTAAAGTATTCAAGATCGAATTCAATCTTATTCTCTTTCTTGTGATACAGTTCAAATCGTTCTTCATAATCATTCAGGTAATCGTGACCTACATGATTATCAAAACTAACACTCAATGCATCAGAAAGAATAGAAGGAATTGCATCAGGAGCCTTCTTACTATCTTGACCATCAGCAATCTGAATAGACTCCATCAGTGCAAGATAGATGGCACGTTCTTTACACCACTTTTCCGTAGTGTCACACAACCATCCAAACTCCTGTGGTTCTTCGGTCAAATTACTGACTAAGTGAACCAACTCTTTGAATGTTTGTTCGTTGATATCATTCCTCTTCTCAATCTCAATACTCAAAACCTCCTGTGTAGGAGTCTCGTTGTATTGATTCACAAAGTCAACAATCTCCTCAAACACAACCTTTTGGTTATGATCTTGGAAATATTCTGACTTGATGAAGGGAATTGTTTTTCTTAGAAATTCTTCATTATGTAATAGATTCTTGAGGACAAGAAATTCAACTCTCTCCATAACTAAATTCTTTCCGTGCAATTTGATCTAACTGTTCCATCACCTCTGGGGTGAAATATGTTTCTGGGTCTTTTAGGATTGCTTTGGCATATACCTTCTTACCATCTATCTCATACCGACCTGCTACATTCTTCCACAGACCACCGATTTCTCCAAGTTCTAACAGACCATAGTATTTGTCCAGACCTCTCTCATCATAGTAAAGACGAACTGTGACATCTTTATTTTCTTTACTCAGACGCGACTTAGCAGTCTTTGCCTTGATAAGGTTTCCAACAATTTCTGTTCCATCCTTTTCCTTTTTCTTGCTGAGATAAATGATGGTACTGGCAGCATACTTGAGACCACTACCACCACCCATTTCTTTTGTAGGAACATAAGAACCGATAACGTCATAGGTGTGATTCGTCACAATCATTGGAATGTTTGCCTGACCCAACTTGAGAGTGAGCATACGGAAGGCACCTTTGATAAGTTGGGATTTAGTCATGTCCCGAACCTGTTTATCATTGAGAACGTCAGTAATCTCTTTCTCAGTGGAAAGCATTCCTAGAGAGTCTAACACAAACATACAAGGTTTGCGTTCATCTACAGGTTTTTTTAAGTAAATGTCTACTGCCTTGAGTGCTTTACTACGAAACTCTTCAACAGTCACAACATTGACAACAACTAACCTGTCAAGAGCAATACCACGACTTTCTAAGAGTGACTTATTGACAGCTGCCTCAGTATCAAAATACAAGCAATATCCATCAGGATTAGAGTCCAGAAAATTCTTAACCACTGCGAGGCTAAAAAAAGTTTTTCCAGTACTAGACTCACCAGCAATGGCAGTAATCTTATTCCCAGATACACCACCAAATATACTACCTGAAACGAGTCCGTTAAAAATGTACGAACCTGTATCCACGTAAGTCTCTGTTTCATCAATATCTGAGGCAAGTTTTGTGAAATCGTCACCAATCTCTTTTACAATATCTTGTAGGAAATCCATCAGCCAAAAAATAGTTCTAGGTTTACAGTCTTTTCAACATTCCATCCAATAGCATCAAGGATAGTCTTGAGTGGTTCAAGGAAAGCTTTGTTGAATTGTAGTTCGTAATCAATATATCTGTCAACACCAATCTCCCTTGGAAACTCGGAGATGAACGAAATTACATTCTCTCTAATTGGATTGGCTTTCTTGAGGTAGATAAATTTAATCTTCTCACCATTATTGATTTCAGAATATTTACTTGTCAATCCATACTCCTTTATGTAGTGATTATATAAAAGAGCACCTCGAACATGAATAGGAGAACCCTTCGCATAGATGGTTGAATAACTCTTATGTTTCTTTACATCGGACACAGATCTAGGAAATGCAATCTCTTCTGGTGGTAACTTATTGAACTTTTGTCGTGAGTCATCAATGAACTTGATCACATCATCTTCCGTACCATTCATCATCAATTTAAGAGCATCCTTAATCATAGTTCTACATGGTGCAGGAGTCGATGACTTTACAGCCTCAATACCCATAATCTTCAGTTTTGGTTCTGAATAACGAACACCTTCACTATCCCACACATTAAGGATGTACCTTTTCTTTGCGGTCCAGATTCCACGGTCTGCAATGTTCTCCCGTTTCATCTGCATCTTCTGGTCATAAGCGTTCACATATTCCGCGAGTTCTTGGTAACTCTTCTCAATGAACGGTTCCAGCTTCTCCTCGCACACCTTATTAAGTAAGGTGACAACTGTTGCTTTGTCGCCAGACTTAGAACTAAGAAATTTATTAACAACAGGTCCAAAATTAATATAGATTGAGTCAGTGTCAGATGCAATGACATAATCTACTTCTTCCGTTTGTAACAGGGTATTTAGATAACCGTTCACCTTATTTTCAATCCAACGAATAGATGTTTGACCAGAAAGAGTGATTGCTTCAGCATTAGCAAGTTTGAAGAAACGGAAGTATTGGTTACCAATCGCACCATAGCAAGAGTTCAGTGCAATCTTACGAGCCATCTGAAAGTTATTGTACTTGGCAATATCTTTCTCAAGTTGTTTTGTTGGTGCCTTCTCATACTCCTGTTTTGCTTGGAGCATTTTCTTTTTGAAGATCTTACGTTCTGCATACATCTTCTCCATCAACTCGGGCATGAACCCTTTGATGTCCTTACGGAACATTGCACCGTTAGCACAGACAGCATAGTCCTTGTACATCTCGAAAGTGATCTCTTTATTCAAGATCCTATCGATGGTTGCAGATGGGTGTTTCTCCTCCACCAGGGTCTCAGGAGAGATGTTGTACTGCATCATCAGGTGAGGATACAGAGAGTTCAAGTCAAACGACACCACCCAATCATAGACACCAGGGACAGGTTGCTTAACATAGGCACCTTCATATCTCTTGTCCTTCTCCGTTCGGTCTCGGGGAGGGATTACAATGTTTCTCTTCTTGAGATAGTTGTAGATGATCGTATCCCACATACGAACCTGGTACATCACATCAACAAAATTCACCTTGGCGTCATATGCCATGGTCAACGCCAACTCAATTAGTTTCATCTTGTCTTCCATACGGTCAACAAGTTCCACGTCAATGATGTTGTAGTCTACAAACTTCTTCCAATTACCATTGTAGAAATCTTTGAATGTGTCAAATTCAGAGTGATCGAGTTTCTTCTGACCAAGTTCAACCTGGGCAATGTAATCCAGTCGATAACTCTCTTGGTTTGTATAGGTAAACTTCTTATACAATTCCAAATAGTCAAGTGTAGTGACACCAGCAATATCAAAGATATTAAACTCACGTCCGTTAATGAATATGGTCTCGTGACTGACAATACCCCAAGGAGAAAGAAGTTTCATCTTCTTGGTTCCCATGATTCTATCGATCCTTCCACACAAGTATGGAATATCATATAGTCTACAATTCCAACCAGTCACAACCTCTGGAGGATTCTGACTCCAATAGTAGAGGAATGAGTTAATCATTGCGATCTCATCCTCAAAATAATGATAGGTTACATTATCTTGTGTAGGAGTGTAAGGTTTTCTGCCCCAGGTATTAATCTTTTTAGTTGCGTAATCCTGAATAGAGATGGTCAACAACTCCTCAGAACAAGATTCTGGATCGGGGAATCCCTGTTCAGATTTAACCTCGATGTCGATCGTTACAAGGTTGATCTTCTTGATATCAAACTTGATCTCATCTTCAGGATATTTGTCGGATATGTATTGAAATACATAACGATCATTGCCGTAGATCTTAAATCCATCTACATCTTCATACTTTTTATAGAAATCTCTACAATCTCTTACCGTACCTGGTTGAATGGGTTCTACATTTTCACCTTCCAGTGTTTTATAATTAGTTTCCTTATTAGATTTAACAAATAAGGTGGGAGAATATTCTTCCTTGAAGGTAACACTTCTCCCATTTTCATATCCACGAACCAGAAAGTTGTTACCAACGACCTGGACATTCGTATAAAATCTCATTTAACCAGGTCTTCGTACTTCTCGATCAGTTTACTATTGGGCTCTACGATAGTCAAGATCTTATCGGAATGGATCATGAACGTATTTTGTCTCGTAATATCAACCAGCCATGGAGACAATGTGTTATCATCATTTAGTTTAAATGGTTCAACCAATTTACAATCAGGTTCTCCAAGATCAGTGGTTACTTCTTCAATCTGAGTTAGAAGAATTTGATTATTCGTCAGTACTAGTAGTTTCAGATTCTCTAGTTTCATATTTTTTAACTCCATCAGTATACATTTTTACAACTTGTTCAATAGGTTCAGTAATAGTCACAACCCAGTCGGACACTACAGGAACAATCTTATCTTTACTTAGCGGCATCCATGGAAGAAGTTGAATTTTAGAAGGAACTCTTGATGAACCTTCCGTTTCACTCAAATCACTGACAAGGTTTACGCGACAAGGA